CCATCGTGGTAGATTTCTAAATCTTGACTAGCACCTAGTCTAATCTTTTCGTTGTCGCCAAGATCCAACTGATCGACAGAAACATTACCCATAGATACAGTTGTTCCGCCTGCGCCAAAGATCGCATCTAAAGTATCTAAGTTGGTATTGAGCTTATCACCCCAAGTATCTTCAGAACCCCCTGGTTCTGGTTTGGTTAAACTAAGATTGGTTGTTGTTGTATCTGCCATTTATGCTACCTCTTGTTTATCTTTTTCATCCCAACTTGTGCTTGGATTGTTCTGTGTTGTCCATGTCTTATCTGTTGTTGTTATCTCACTCCAAGTTGTACTTGGGTCTGTTTGCGCTGACCAAGTAGTGCTAACTGTCTGATCTGACCAAACATCTGGTGGTACAGTTTCATCTTCCCATTTTAAACCACAGAGAGATGAAAAACTACTTGTTTGGTTTGATAGCCCAGCACCTGCGAAAGTTGCTCGTCCTGTGCTGTCAAAATCACTAACACCAGCTATGGTGCTGAAGCCAGCTGCGGTAATAAAACCATCAGAAGCAAAATCACTAACGCCACTAATAACCGATGCGCCACCAGCTTTGATAAAGCCTTGTGAATCAAAATCAGATACAGCAACAATGGTGACTAGAGCAAGATCTACTTGTGTGCCAACTGCGGTAAAGTCAGAAACAACAACGACAGTAGAATTACCAATGAATAATTCACGGCCTGTAGCCGTAGTATCTGATGTTGCGGGGATGGTGGATGTTAGCTGACCAGCAAGCTCGTCCCACTTGGATCTGCCATAAAATCCTCTACCGTAGCCTAAAGTGGCCATGATGTTATGCCAGAGTTATATCCAAATCGCCTGTGTTAAATCTAAATATATCTCCTGAAGATACAACTTTTGATGCAGTTAAATTAGCGTAAGCTAATAAATTGCCAGATGTGAGCGCATCAAAAACACCAACGGCAACAACGGTACCATAATCTGCTGTGGCGGTTGGATATTCTATAGCAGCAGTATTGGATGCTGTTGTTGGGTCTGTGCCTGAAACAGAAAATGTAGCAGTTTGTCGTGCGTAAGCGCCACCTGAAACTTCTGTGCCACCACCTGTATCAGTTGGTGCTACAGTATATAATGCGACATATAATGTTGATGGTGCTGTGTAGGCATTACCACCAAACACATGGTCTAAAACTTTGTCCTCTAAATAATCTGAAAATCCTGCCATAATACTTCCTAGTTGTTACTCCAATAATAAACGTTTTTCTTAGCTTTGCCATAAGACCTTCTTCTTTGCATAAGAGAGCCTTTACCAAATTCTGCTTTTTCTTGTTCCATTTTAAGTTCTTCTAAGGCTTTTTCAAAGAGCTGTGAGAACATTGCGACCCTTTCATCTTCCATTAAATAGATAGAAGCGTGTTTTAAAGCACCATACAAATAAACATCGGGATGATTGTTGGATAGGAAGTTGCTAGTGTTGCTATCACTTAGTGCATCTATCTTGCTGTAATAAGTTAATTGTAATGTGTAGCTAGTGTCTGGTGTTGGTGCTAATTCCATAGTGTCATCGACAAAAGCAAAATACACAGGTTGTCCTGTTTTGTTGTTAATTGATTTTCTGTAAATGTCTAAACTTTCAATAGACTGTTGTAGGATTGGTGAAAAGTCATTGGATGTTATTTCAACATTAATACCTTCTAACCAATCAGTAGGTAGTGATAAGTATTGTGCATCAGCCGTTGCTGTTGCTCTTTTAATCATTTCTTTACGTCTTACTCTTCTGTTGACTTCGCCTTCAACATTATCAATAAACATATCCATTTGACCAGTTAGGTCAGATCTATTTAAGTAATTTGCTATGTTGGTTTTTAATTCTGAATATGTCATACCTTACCTTTCCATGTTCTGAACAATTTATTATCTGGATTGTTCAACCATTTTTTCCATGCTTTCTGGTCTTTAGCCCAGCCTTCTCGCATGGCTTGTTGATATATTACCATAGGAACTTCCGCAACGTGACGTAAATCTTTCCCTGGTTTATTGTAACTTAATTGTTTGACGTGTTCTAAGACTGGTTGCACGTCTTGGGTAGTGTGATAAACGACTTTATCATCCTCGGTAGCAAACTCATGCTTGTAACCAAGTGTGTGATCTATGATAGTTCGTCTAGCCATAAAAAGAGGGCGGGACTAAGCCCGCCCATAAATATCATTAAGATACGTTTAAGTCAGCCACGATACCGTGTGCTTTCTCATTAGATACTTCTAAACCGTACTCAACTACAATCATCTTGGTTTCTGCATCACCAATAGTTGCAATATCAACTGTTTGGAAGTTTCTTAGATATGCTACTTTTGCATATTCTGGATCAACCAATAGTAGAGATCTTTCTCTTGATCTGTTTGATGGTACGATTTGTAACTCACCAAAGTCAGATGAATAGATTGATACAGATGCTTCAACAGTATTAGCATCGATCATTTGTCTTGCTTGTGTTCTACCTGTAAAGCCAGAAATAACTTGCTTGTTATGTGGTCCACAAATTGCTAATGATGGTTCACCACCATTTTCAAATGAAAGTTGTAATACGTCTTTTAAAAGAGTTTCTGTTAAGTCTCTTTGTGTGCCATCGACTGGAGCTGCACCGTTACCAGCTGCTGAACCACCAGTACCTCTTGAATCATTAGTTTCAACCCAAGATTCAAAACCACCAGTTACACGAGCTGTTGTAGCATTACCAGTTGTTTTTGCACCATTTTGACATAGAGCTTCTTCCATATCTCTCTTAAGAGCTTTAGCCATAAGAGCTAACTGGTGAGCCATTTCTGATCTCTTACCAGCTGCGTCTGAAACTTCCTGTGAACCAGAAACTGTTGCATCTCTTTTTGAAATCATACATACGTTTGATTCTCTAACAGTTGCTTGAGCTGTTGATCTGGAAAGTTCAAAACCTTCTAATTCACCACTTGATGATGGTGTTGGAAGAACTTCTGTTTGCCAATCAAAGACAACATTTTTTACATTTCTAGTGCCGATAGAACTCATAAATGGAGTTTGCATAGGGGATATGTTGTAAATAATATTACTCAAATCCTCTCTATCAGCAGTAGCGCTATAGGTATCGAAAGCATTTGTAACTTTTGCCATTATATTTTCTCCTTACTTTAATAGCTGTTCAAATAATTTTGCAGCATCCTGTTGTTTACCAGTCTGCTTTAACCTTTGACGCAACTTTTTCTCTGGACTTGCTGACCTTTTTCTGGTTGTTGAACCAGGTTTACCTACTCTGGCAGCTGCTTTTTGTGTTGGTTTCTTTTTAGTTGCCTGTCCAGCTTCGTGTTGAAGCCATGCAGACCTTAAACCAATCAAAGCTCTGTAGTCATAGACTTGATCCATTTCCTGTGGTGAATAACCAAGGACATCGATAGCGTATTGTCTAATAGCAGCTTTTTCTTGAGCTGCTGTTTCAGGTTTAGACCACTCAGGGATTATTTCTAAAAGTTTTTTGTTACCCTCTTCAACCATAGATTGAATTTGTTTTTGTTGTTCAGCTATGGCTTCTTGTTGAAGTCTTTGCTGTTCAACTTGAACTGCGGATAACTTTTCTTTCTTTTGATCCCAGAGTTGTTTTTCCCTAACATACCCTACTGGATCATCCTCATATAACCTCTGCCAATCAGGTTCATTACCTAATTCAGCATTAAGCTGTGCTTCCATCTTAGGTAGCAGTTGAGAATAAATCGCATCTCTTTGAGCTAACTCAGCTTGCTGTTGCTCAATAGTCTTACGCTGTTGAGACAGTTCTTGAGTTTTCCTCGTATAATCTTGCTGACGAGAATAACCATTTTGGAGTTCTTCGAGCGTGACCTCTGTTTCTACACCATCAACTTTGACTGTATAAAGTTGGGGTTGCTCTATTTCTTCCTCAATATCTTCTTGTTCAACTTCTTCTTCATCCTCATCGTCTAAATCATCGACAAGTTCTTCAACTTCTTCGACTTCTTCTTCAGATTCGGCTTCTTCAACTTCAACTTCTTGGGGTTCAACATTCTCCTCTTCAGGTGCTAAAAATCCTTCAAATGATGAAGCTGCTTTGTCCATTTCGGACTGTAGTGCAATCGGTTTTTCCGTTGTTGCCATAAAAACTCCTTTTGTAGTTTTTTTATATTTTAACTAATTTTTCTGAGCTTTTCTAACTGTGATTTAGTGATTTTGCCTTTTTCAGCAATAATTCTTAGATGTCTCTCTATTTCTGGTAATAAAAGGATGGCTTTGTGTAAATCTTCTCTCATATCAACATCATCAATGTTTCTGCTTCTTAACCAATGATTGACGTATTCTTCTTTGAGATTAGCGATGGCTTCTTTAAAAGATGCGCTGTTAAGAATATTTTCGGCTTCTTGAGCCTTGATCATTTCTTCTTGTGATGGCATTTAGATAAGACTTAATACTTTACCAAGATCGCTTGGTATGGTGTTCATTAATCCACCAGATAAATCTGGTAGTTGTTGGCTTGGTGGTTGTAATGGTGGCAAGCCTATTGCTGGTGGTTGTGGTGGTAGCAATGACAGAAAATCTAATGGTCCTGCTGATTTGCCAAGGTCAAAAGGTATTGGACCACCAGGTTGACCAACATCCATTGGGTCGAAAACAGTACCCATACCGCCACTTGTAAAATCGCCAAGACGAGAAGATCCGCCACTACCGTAACCGCCCATGCCTGACCCAACACCAACTGGTGGTATGTTTGGTGGTATTACTGCTGGTGGTTGTATTGCTGGTAATCCTGGTGATGGTGGAATAACTCTATCACCCATTGGAAATTGTGGTGAAAAACTCATACCAGGTTGGACTACTTGTGAAAATGGCATACCGCCCGCTATTGACTGGGCGTATCGTATGGCAGACATGAATGGATTGTAAAAATTCATTGTGCTATTAGTTTATCAATTTTTTGGTCTAATTTGTCAAGTCTTTCAAACAATCTTGAAATATCGTTTTCTTGATCTTCTTTAGTGACATACTTGCTTGGGATTTCTTCTCTAGTTTTGTTCAATAAAATATCCAACCTTTTTAACTCTGTTTCATTTTTTCTAATGGAAAATAATAATGGCGCTAAGATTAGTGTGATAAAAACATTCCAAACTAAGTATGTTGATAGTTCCATTAATAACTCCAGATATATGGTCGTATCTTACCATGTTTTTCCCCACCTACATCCAAATGTATGAATCTAGCCTTACCTTTTTGTTGTACCCCTATACCTGTAAAACCAAACTGCGGTGCTAGAGCAACAACTTCATAAGCTTGTGAACCGCTTACCAAGATATCGACTGCTATACCTTTAGTGTGTGTGCCTGGTTTTTCTTTGTTGACTTCTGCTGGATGGCTTTCAGATCTGTAAGCTGAGGTAATAATAAAAGGAAAGTCACATTCGGTTCTGAGTTCTTGGAGCTTGTCTATCACACTAGGGTCCATTTTGTTTTCGCCTGTGTGTTTGCAAGCAAATTCTTCGTACTTAAAGTTTGGCCAGTTTTTCATTTTGTTACGCCTTGTTTTTTTTCGTAAGTTCTTAAACCACCTAAGCCCAGCATACCAAGCAAGATAGTCATAAGACTATTCATATCAAACTCTGGAAGATCGTATGAGAGGCCTGCGAGAGATATCGCAAAGATCGCAAAGGGCTGGAGAATGAAGTGATAAGCAAGTGCAAAAGCACAAATCCAACCAACACACGGACGCCAACCTGCGACAAACCAATGTTTGCTTTGCGCTTCGATTTTATTAACTTCGATCTGCGCCATATTAGCCTTGTGTAATTCGGTTTTAAGTTCATGCTCTAGTTTTGCTTTTAAATCTTTATCAGCAACAAATTTGTCCAGTATCCCAGATACTGGACCTATTAAATTGGTTAGTAAATCACTCATCGAATTATTTCTTTTTCTTTAATGCTACAAGTTTTACATAGTCGTAAACCTGTTTTAGCTTTTTGTCTTTAGGCACAGGTAGTGCATAAACAATAACTGATGAGAGACCAATTATTATAAAGACAAAACAAATAATGTTAAATATTAAATCAAACATAATTACTCCTTATTTTTTCTTCTTTTTTAATTTTTTAAAATCAGCACCTGTGATTTTATTACGGGGTTTAGCGACAGCAGCTAATTTCTTCTGCTTAGGTGAATATTTTTTGTACGGCATGATGCTCCTTACTTTTTATATTTTACTTTTTTACCCTTTTTCTTAGCATAGGCTTTTGCTTTAGCCATACCAGACTTAGAGTATGAGAATTTTTTACTTCCTACTTTTGGCATAATTATTTCTTTTTCATTTGTTTAGCAATCCACATATTTTTTACTAAAGATGTTTTCTTGCCGAATTTTTTATCAGCAGCTTCTTTTGCTGCTGCATAACCTTTTTTCCCTTTTATCTTGGTTTTTTTACCCTTGTACTTTTTATCCCATACATTCATGTTACTAACCTAATGGATTTGCTAGAGCATCCATTCCTTTCCAAATATCATCAACTTCTCGTTGATGTAATTTAATTTTATTTTCTAGCTCTTTTATTCTACTTTCATACGATTCAACAAGCAATTTGTTCTCTTTGGCGACCACATCAATATCTTTGAACTGGTCTTTAAGATCCATTAAATCTTTTTGGGCTTCCATGATGAGAGATAAGTTAGTGCCTAGCTCGGCTAATTTGCCCTGTAACGAACTGATATCGTTGTCGGCAATAGATTGTTCAACTGAAGATAAACGTGCTTCTAGGTCGCTAATATTTGTCCCATACGAACTGTTGCTGTTGGCTAGTGCATCAATAACATTGATACGATTATAAAAATCGCTGACATACCAAACGCCACCAGCAAGGCCTGAGATAATAGGTAAAAAGATCGCAATATAAATCCCTTTAAATGTGAAGTTTCCGATTTTGAGTTCAAAGTCATTCATAACATTGGCTAAAGTCATAACCACAAACTATTGGTGATGTGGTATAAAATTCATTTTGTTGACCTGCTTGATAATATTCCTCAGCAGACTTGTAGTATTGTGAGAGGTCAACCATAACTGAGACACTTTCCCAACCAACAGTCAACATACCAACCGATGCGTCAAAAGCAATCGCTGCGTCTAAGAAACTGTTTCGGTATTGGTCAGCAGTTGCTTGAAACTCGTTCATGTATTCATCGTTGGACAAGACCGCAGTAAAGGATGCGTATTGATTACCATACTCTTCGATATCAGTAATGGCTTGGTTATAGTCAGCCACTTCTTGTTCGGTAATGTAAACATCGTTGTCTTGAATAAAATCTTGTAAAGCTTCTTGGTCGGCAATGTCACCAGTCTCACTAGCGTTCTCGGCTTGATCATTGACTTCAATAACAGTC